CAGCATGGACAAGGTAACGAAGAAAATTATTTTTCTGAGTTAGGTTATTACTATCAAGATTAATTAGGAGAAATAACAATGAGCAAGAATAAAAGATCAAAAATTAAAACTTTTGAAGATTATTCAATGATAACTTTTGATAGAAGTGATATATCTATGAAAGGTATTAGATATACCACTACAGAAAATTTTACTTGTAAAATTATTGACGAAGATATGTCTAAGATGAAATCTTTATTAGGAACTAGACTTTATGAATTGGCTTTAGATGGTGGAAAAACTATTGAAATATATCAAGATGAAGTATTTGCAATAGAGGAGAAATAACCATGTATAACTTACTAATCAACTACATTGATAGCGAAGATAGAGAAGAACTAGCTTTCGGACAACATATTCGAATAAGCGGTAGCGAAGTTATAAAGCTACTTAACACTTATAAACCAAACAAATTTAAAGGCGTTGAGCGTTTTATATTTGATATTCAAAGGATTAAGGAGAAGTAATTATGAAATTAACACCAGAAGAAGTTTGTATTATCAAAGAACTTATTGATTTTAATTCTGCATATTTCAACAAAGCAGAGTATAGAAATCCAATAAAAGAAAGTATTAACAATAATTTAGACTTTTATAACCACGATAAAAAATTTAACAAAGAAATAAGCCAAGAAATGTTTTATAAGTTAAAAGTAAAAATTGACAGAGAATTTAAGGAGAAATAACCATGAACAAAGGTTATTTAGACAGTCTTAACAAAGATCAATTAGAAAACCGAATATACGACTTAAACAACGAATTAAACCAGGAGTTTCATTTGCACCGCATTATGACTATAAAAACCGCTATGAAGCTACAAAACGAAGTCGCTTATTGCAAAGCGTTATTGGAGAACTTCAACCCAGTTGAAAATCAAAGCGATAGATTTTATCGGCACATGGAAAATATTAACGGAGAATCTGATGAGTAGAAGTTATTTAGTACAAGCTCATTTAGAGTATTTGGTCGAAGAAGGCTTGAAAAAAGGACTAACCGAAAAACAGGCCATTAACTATGCCAACAATATATTTTTTTCAAAAGGAGAGTAATTATGATTATAACTAAATTAGAACCTTATTCAGATCAAGATGAATTCGAAGAATTCAAATGGGATATAAAAAAATGTTTTCAAAATTATTTAGGTAGAAAAGTTTTAGTATATTCTAATAATCATGGTTGGAATAATAACGAAGTATCTAAGGAATTTATTTTAGATTGTCCTTATGAAATTTTTTGGAAGATAGTACCTAATTCTGATTGGAGTTTTAGTATAGGAACTTTGAATGGTAAAAAAGACGAACATTTATTTGAAGCAAAAGTTAGTTGCCATGACGGAACTAGCAAATATCAAATACAAATTATTAACAATGAAGAATAAAACCAAACAATTAAACGACTTAAAAACCGCTAGACTAAAGGCCAAGACTTTGCATAACAAAAAACAATTTATGTTAAAAATCTTAGAGTTAGGTAAAATAGAACAATAATTAGCGTGGGAAAACTCTTTTTCATAATGATAATTCTCCCCTTAGAGTTTTCCCACCACTAAACCATGCAAAGATCTAAAACTCAAACCCCACGCCCAATACCAGTAAAAAAGAAAACTTCACAATCCAGGAAAAAGCGAATATCCTCAAGCACCATGAATAAATCCAAAAAAAGGCAGCGAGGAAAAAACCTAAGAATCTCTGGAAGGTAACTCTTCACGCAAGAGCTTATTTAAACCCACTAACAATATATGCCTACGAATCCCACGCTTACTCTTACGCATGAGCGTTTTATTCTCCTCATCCGCTAACCAGATAATATTCTTCTCCGCACTCGCTAACTCCAAAAGCGCATTACTAACTGTCTTATGATTCATCCCACACATGAGCGCATAATATCTATTGCTATCGTGCGAACTCCAGGTTTCCAATCTATGCCTTTCACATATCGCCCAAAGCGTGAGCTTACTAGCTGGCGATAAATCATTTCTCCCCACGTTCGCACGATACCACTTCCACACGATCTTTTTTGCTTCTCCGAACGAACGATAGCGCTTCGCTACGCTCGTCTGCACGAACGCACTAGCGCTTTCATTCTCTACTTCTTCTACTACCCACCACATAATAAATTATAGAGCGTAGTTGCCTAAAGCAACTCGCTCTATATATATGTATATATATAGGATATTGTCCCCTAGAATCGCCAAATAGTACCTTAGATTCTCCACTTTATACCCTAGAATCGCCATTTAGTACCTTAGAATCGCCACTTACTATCTCTAAATCGGTAAATAATCCGCCTTGATCTTGTATTCTTTGCCTAGCAATTTCAATATATTCTGTGTTCAATTCAATTAAAACTGCCTTACGATTATGATTACTAGCGACAATGCCTGTCGTACCACTACCACCAAAAGGATCTAAAACTGTGCCAGATTTTGTTTCATTGGTTTTGCAATCGCATTGTTTTTGTAGTCCCAAATCTTTGGTTTCTGTGTAACCAGCATCAGCTTTACCGTTTATGTCTTTATAACTTCCCTCATAAGTGTTTGGTCTATATCTTGGATCGTCTTTGGGCAGTTCATTTCTTTTAAATCTTTTAGATTCAACTTGTCTAACATAAGGAGTGTTACAACCAACACATATCTTTTCTGGACAACCAGCTAAGACACATGGCTCAATCAAATCCATTGGAAAAGTTGCGAAGTGTGCGCCTTTAAATGGTTTAGTCGTGACTGTCCAAACTGAGCGTTTGTTTCTTTTAGGATTAGCGCCTATCTTTTGTAAATTTTTAGAATAAACACCATCTACTGCCTTTATGCTTTTTGGTGTATTCGGGCCATCAGGAAACTTTGCATCTTCCTTTATTGCTTCATTATCAAAATAATACTTTGGACTCTTACTTAATAAAAATATGTATTCGTGTGCTTTAGTACAACGATCTTTGACACTTTCTGGCATAGGATTCGGTTTGTGCCAGATAATGTCTTGTCTGAGATACCAACCATCTTGTTGCAAAGCGAAGGCTACTCGCCAGGGAATACCGATTAAATCTTTTGGTTTTATGCCTTTACTTGGTTTTGGTCTTGTCACTCCATAATCTTTATCTCCTCGTAAAGATTGATTAGTTGTTGTAGTTCTACCACCGCTCGAATAACTATCTCCTAAATTAAGCCAAACTGTGCCATCATCTCGCAATACTCGTTTAACTTCTCTGAATACTTCAACCATGTTATTAACAAATTCTTCTGGAGTATCTTCCATGCCAAGTTGTTCACCCTCTCCATAATCCCTCAAACCCCAATAAGGCGGACTGGTAATACAAGTATTTACCGATTGGTCTGGTAATTCTTTAAGTTTATCTAAGCAATTACCTTGTAGTATCTTTATCATTTCTTTTCTCCTTCTTTTTCTTAAAGATTCTCTCAAATTCTTCGTCAAATTTCTTTTTATCTACTGGTCTAGGCCAGTCTCCTTTAGATGTCATCTTCTTTCTCCTTTTTCTTTGGATATGCTTTCCACAATGCTTCGTTATAGTCTTGCTCTGCCTTACGATTCTTTTTCTTTCTTCTTCTCCCAAAGCTCATAACTTAACCGCCAGGATTACCATAATAGAAATTAAGAGTATGTTAGTAAATAAAAGTAATAAACCTAATAACGTGTGATACCAAATCCAGCGAGTAGCGTAAGCATTTTTTATGGATAAGTCGTTTGGATCGTATTCTTCTTTATTCTTCGTCATATTCTCTTAAAAATATTGGTGTTGAGTTACCAACATAAGCACCCATAGTATTGTATTCCAAGTGTTCTATAGCATCTATTTCTTCCATACCTTCGGCAACTAAAATCTCAATACACTTCTGGACTGAGTAAATAATTCTTTCCTCTCCAGTAGCTATGTCATAGCAATAACCTATGATAGCTTCGTCAAATCCATCTGCTTTTAACATATCAATCCCAGTTTATATTAGTTTTTACATCTTCAATCGGCTCAAGCACTACATCTTTTCTAAACAAAGTCTTTACCGAATAATCTATTTCACTATTTGACTTAACCATGCTTGCTCTCACAACTCTAGTTCTGTCAAATTCTACGCCATTTTGCAAACACAAACGCTCTGCTTCTTCTTCCGAACTCAAATACAACGCTAATGC